TATTTGGGCACCACCATCGGTTGTTATGCCAGGAGTATTAGCATTTAATGATGTGAATGCAGCACCATGGTATGCGCCAGCTGGATTAACTAGAGGTGGTTTAACGACTGTGTCTGATACATATTTAAATTTATCGCAAACAGCTAGAGGTTCATTGTATGAAGCACGTATTAATCCAATTGCAAATTTCCCAGCAACGGGTATCGCAGTTTGGGGACAAAAAACACTTCAAGCACGTGAATCTGCATTAGATAGAGTAAATGTAAGAAGATTGTTAATTGCAGTTAAAAAATATATTGCATCTGCTACTAGATTCTTAGTATTCGAACAAAATACGGAACAAACTAGAAAACGATTCTTAGATATTGCTAATCCATATTTATCATCTGTAGCAAAAAACCAAGGTTTATATGCATTTAAAGTGATAATGGATGAATCTAATAATACAAATGATTTAGTAGATCAAAATATATTATACGGTCAGTTATTCTTGCAACCAACTAGAACGGCTGAATTTATATTATTAGACTTCAATATTCAACCAACGGGAGCATCTTTCCCTGAATAATAGATTAAATAAAAAAATGAGGAAGGCAGTCAATACGGCTGCCTTTTTTTAGTTTAATATATTTATATAAAAAAAGGAATTTTATAATATGGCATCATTTATATATAGAGGTACCACTGTAAGTCAGTACGGATTAGCAGCTGGTACATTAGATAACCTAGCAGCAGATCCAAACATACCAAAAGACCCATTAATTACACAAACAGGTACAGCATTCCCTAAAACCAAAACAACAAAAGGACGTGCGGATTTATTTGATAATGCATTTACATGGGAACCAAAATACCAACATAAGTTTATTATGACTGTTGATGGTATTCCATCATATTTAATTAAATCATCAGCAAAACCATCTGCAGATAATGGAGAAGTTGTGTTAGATCATATTAATATCCAACGAAAAGTTAAAGGTAAAACTAAATGGAATAATATAGAAATTACATTGTACGATCCAATCACACCATCTGGAGCACAAGCAGTAATGGAATGGTTTAGAGCACATCACGAATCTGCTACTGGTAGAGATGGGTATTCTTCATTTTATAAAAAAATTATAACATTGCAACAATTGGATGGAATGGGTGTACCAGTTGAAGAATGGACTATAGAAGGAGCATTTATTCAATCATGTAATTGGGGAACATTAGATTGGTCTGCAGAAGACGTTCAAACTATAACAGCCACAATAGCATATGATTATGCGTTTCAACACTATTAATCAAATTTATATATTATCAAAGATGGGGGTAGAAATACTCCCATTTTTTACATTTTATATATTTATAATAAATTAAAAAGGAATAAGTTATGACAAAGGTTACCGATCGTATTTCGGATTCTGCTATGGTTGAATTTGCAAAAAAACAATACGAATCTAAACAAAAAAGCAAAGTCCCAACACAAATAGTACATTTAACTAGTAAAGGATTAGTATATCCAGAAACACACCCACTTCGTAAAGGATATGTAAATATGCGATATATGACAGCATATGATGAGGATATTATTACTAATGAATCATATATTTCAGAAGGTATTGTATTTGATGTTTTATTAGCTGAATTAATAATTGACGATATTGATATTAATGATATTTCAGTAATGGATAAAGATTCATTAATAATTAATGCTAGGATATTAGGATACGGACCAGAATATCCAATTCTTGTAACTGACCCAAAAACTGGTGCAACTCTAAAACGTACATTAGATCTATCAACAATTGTATCTACTGAATTTAAACTAATTCCTGATAAACTAGGAGAGTTTGATTATAAAGTTAATGATGAACTTACATTTAAATTTAGATTTAAAAACAACAAAGACGATCAAGAAATTGACCCAAAAAGGAAAATATCTAGTTTCTTATTTTCTGTAATTACAGAAGTTAATGGTGATCGTAGTTCTATAGCAATTGAAAACTTTATAAAGTATACATTTTCTCCAAAGGACTCTAGAGTATTTAGAACATATTATAGCGACAATTCTCCTGGAATGATTACTGATATCGAATTAGAAGGTGAAGATGGAGACACCTTCAAAACTAGGTTTCAACTTGGACCAGACCTTTTTTGGATATGATACAACTCATTCTATACATGTACATGAATTAATATTTGATATGATATGGTATTCAGACGGCAGGTACGATTGGGATACATTATATCATATGCCAATATATTTGCGTAATTTTTATTTAAAGAAACTAAATCAAAAAATAGAAGAACGCAATACTAAATAAGTATAAATCGCTATCATTGATATTTATAATAAAAGTATTCAATGATAGCGATTTCAACAACATATATGATACTACATAAATTAAAATATCAACCAATTGGTCAAGGCGGATCAACAAATCCAAATCCTAGTGCAGATGATGTAGCAAAAGCAGCTGCAAAGGGGACTGGTAAAGCAATAAAAGCTGCAACTGAATATACTGATGCAACTACTAGATTAAACTTAGGCCTAGCCGAACAAGATCGATTCCAACGACAATTAATAACATCGGTTACAGATGTTGCTAGACAAATTACGATATTAGAAGAGCGAGAAGCTAAATTAACAAGTACATTTAGAGTAGGTACGCAAGAATTAGCAATGCGTTCCGAAGCATTTAATGATTTTCAAGCTACTTTAGGAGCAACAAATGATGAAATGGCACAGTACCGACTTACCATGGAAAAAACATTTGGGTTATCAGGAAAAATATTTAGAGATGCTGCAGCAAACGGAAATAAATGGGTAAAGGGGCAAATTACCGCATTTGATTATTTATCTAGAAACACAAATTTAACTGTTGATCAACAAGCTAGTTTACAATTATATGCCGCTGGTGCCGGCCGATCTATAGAAGAACAAATAGTAGCAACAAAAGCAGTTGCGGATGCGTATGGTAACGTAATTACAGAATCAACAACATTTGAAGAAATAATGCAAGGTATAGCATCATTATCATCAGATGTAAGATCTCAATATAATAAAATGCCTGCAAGTTTAGAGCAAGCTGTTTTAAAATCTAAACAGTTAGGCATATCAATGGATCAATTACATCAATCTGGAAAAGGTTTATTAGATATCGAATCGAGTGTAGGTAAAGAAATTGAATATCAATTATTATCTGGACAACGATTAGTCAAGAATGGTAAAAGTTTAACTAATGCATATCGAGAAGCTACATTAGCTGGGGATATGGAAAAACAAGCTGATATCATGAAAGATGTAATGGAAACACAATCTGCTACGTTAGATGGTAATAACATGTTAGCTAAACAAGCATTAGCAGATTCAATGGGATTGCAGTTGAAAGATTTGATGTACATGAATGAAAAAAAGCATCTACAAGAACAAATGAACGAAGCCCTAGGTGAGGAATATAATTTGCAAGAGATCATGAATGATCCAAAAAAGAAAAAAGCATTTGAATTAGAATTAATAGATAAATCAAAAGGGAAAGACGAAGAAGCTAAACAAGCCCAAGCAATACTTGACAAATTAGCGGTGATGACTAAAAAAGATGAAGATAGAAAATCACCCGCAGAAAGAATTGAAAGACAATTAGCTAGTATACAAGATCAAGGATTAAATGTACGAGTTAAAAGCGGCGCGGCCTTACAGCCTGCTCGCGATTCTGCAGGAACATTTGCAACTACTCAAATGAAGCCATTTGATTTTACAAAAGATGATAGCTATATTAAATTTCTTGGCGGGTTGAATGAATCATCAGTTAAAACTAAAATTTTAACAGATAATTTTAATGATCTAGGAAATAATTTACCACTCCTAAGCACAGCTATTACAGAAATAGGTACTAAGATTAAAGACGCACTCGATAACATAACAGGCGGTAATGCAAATGTGCTGGATAATAAAATTAAACAAACAACTGCTCCAACTGGTGGCGAAATTAGCGAACAAAAGGAAGATGCTGTTATCGGAATCAATGATGGTGTTATAAAATTCAATGATAAAGATAAATTAACAGTTGTAGCATCACCTTTCGGTACAATGAATGAAAAGGTTGCAGATAAAATAACTAATCCAAATGGTGCCGGATCATCTGTAGATATGAATTCAATCGTTGCCGCTATACAATCAGCATTAGGTAATATTAATATAACAGTTGCATTAGATCCAATGGCAATTGATAAAGAAATTAAATTTAGACAAGGTAGTTTGAATAGTTAATAAATAAATAAGGAATATATGCCAATAGATAGTACTAACTATGTAAGTGAATGGTGGAATAGTATATCAGGAATTCATACCAATTATTCGCCATCAAAAATCGGACAGTCATTCGGTAACGCTGCAGGAGCCGCAATACAGAATTATACCGGTGTTAATCCAGCAATGGTATTTACAAATGCAAATGAAGGCGGATTATATTCAACAACACCATATGTTAATTTATATAAACCAATTGGAACATCATTTTCAGATTTTAGATCTAGACTCGGTGTTGATATCGCTTCGTCTGTTTTAAAAGCTAGAAAAGATGGTGTTTGGTCTGCAATAAATATATCACCTAGATCTGTAGCATATTCTATAGCATCAATGGCACCATATGGGGCATATAGCGTATTTAATTTAAATGCTCCTGGAAGACGTGGTTTTGGTTGGGGTTCACATGGCGATACAGCTGCAGCTATATTTAAAACTGATTTTACATTACAAAGTAACATTGTTACCAAATGGTCATCAACGGGCGGAGACGATGCAAAAGGTGGTTGGGTAACAAAAAAACGAAACGCATTAACACCATTCCGCGGAGACCGAGTTAATGTAATAGATT